TTATCGTTTGCCTGTCAGGATAAACTCGGCATATTCTTTCTTGTGTTCATTAAGAAATACCACCAATTCATAAAAACCATTTTTGTATGCCGCCTCCTGCACTCTTGGCAAGTCAAACATATTGCAGACACCGCTGTCCCGTATGACAATTATCTGCCGGTAAATCTTATCAGTTATCAGATTCTCGTTACCCATGTCCTACACCTCAGACTTCTCTGCCGCTGAATCTGAATCGCGTACCGCTTTATTGAGAACTGAAATATCAAAACCCGCGTCTATATATCCCTGCCGAATCACCTCGTAATAGTAACGGCTCGGTGCTCCCAGTGGTCTGCCTTCATTCATGATATACACCATTGCGGACACCCACTGTCCTTTGAAACGCACCTTAACCGTTTCTTTCCGGTATAAAAGCGGATAGCCTTCATATCGGTCCAGCGCTTCCTCGTCATTAGGCATGATTCTCCAAAGCAGTACCGGTACACTTTCACCTTTTTGTTTTTCTATTGTCGCTACTGCGCCGCCGTTCCCACCTCGGAACAGCAACCGATAGCCTGTGAGTTTTGCACTCCCCAGCACCTTTGCCGTCGGGCAGCGGTATGCCATCTGCTTCAAATTCAGGTTGCTGCCGTATGCTAAATATATTGTTCCTTTTTCTTTGCTCATAGTATCATCCTCCTTGTGTTTACCGCAGGCAGGGGCGGCTCTCCGCCCCCAGCGTCCGGTTATCTATGCTGCCCAAAACCGCCATGCCGCGTTTCCATCGAGGTGTTTGCAAAGGTGCTCCCGGCAGTTTTTGAACTCGTCGCCGATAAGCCCTATGCGGTTGAGGTATGTCCGCATGGCAAACTTCTCGTTTTCAACTTGCGGCTTTTTGCTGGAAGCGCATTTTTGTGTTAACGCCTGATGGTTTAGGGCCAATGCAAGCACTATGTAGCTTCTGATTTTCCCCGCATGAAGTTCACTGTTAAAGCCTCGAAGCTCAATCGTCCCGTTGCCATTGAAAAAACTGTGCAGGTTCAAAAAATGGTACCTGCTGTTGTGGTAATGGGTACTTCTGCTTTCGCTGTAACCTTCGTACCATATACTTTCAATCGCCGCCATGGTTTTGGGCTTACGCCGGTTCATCTTCTCAACCAGTGCTGCATCCATCTTTTTGCAAAACCGCATCCTGTCCGGTGCAATCTGCAATGCCTTATAGAAAAGGTCATTCTTGCTGGCGATAATGTTAATATAATTACGGATGCTTCGCGGTGTGTGGTCTGCACCGTCTATATGGATATGAATTCCACAGCTTGTGTTTACAAAACCTCCAGCCTTGCGAAGCCTCCTTATCAATTCCTGCAGGGTTTCAATGTCTTCGCGGTATGTCAGTATCGGGCTTACCAACTCGACGCTATATTCCCGGCCAGCCGCCACAATCCTGCCGTTTTCCTTTTTCTGAGTCCGGATGCTCCCGTCGCTCATGAATTTCCATATCCGTCCATCCGGTGCAATAACCTTTTGGGTATCGTAATAATCTCCGCTGGATTCAACCCTCCCTCCAAGAAAAGCTGCTGCAGTTTTTGCCGCTTGTTTTCTTGTCATCCCCGTCAATTCTACCTCGATTCCAAATCTCGTTGTAAGCATTGCGCTTTCTCCTCGCTTTCTCTGTGTTTTTTGCCCTTTGGCAGTGTACATTAGGCCATTGAAAACACAGGATAGCAAGGCAATTCTGCGTGAGTTTCCACTGGATTTTGAACAATTTTACACATCTTGAATTGTGTACATTTACAGCTTTCTGATCACATCTATACCATAGGCTACACCCAAAGAAGAACCGCAGTCCCAGTTGATATGAACAGTTCCGATATCATCCACGAAAGATACTGTTCCTTGATCTCCCGGTTTCAGCTTAGAATACGGATCATCCATGCAGATAAGCTCAACACGTGTTCCCGGCGGATACTGCTCTTTAATGCGAAGGACTGTTTCTTTTGAAGGGAAGCCTCTTGCACTCATAGTTCGTCCTCCTCTCCAGGATAATATGCGGCATACTTTGGGTAATCTCTACCATCCGGCATTACCAACACTCCATCAGACCGTCCCCGCTGCTTAACCAGCAGGCAACGCCACACTCCATCCTCATTAACGTGACAAAGCCCTTTATTTTCCTCAATGAAAATGCGATCAACACATAGGTCGGCAACGAAGTTATCATAATCAATCTTTGATAGCTCGATAGTTTTTACAACTACAAATCGTTTTCTCGTCTCATACCGATGCGGCACTTTTAAATCCTCTATTCTAAACGGATGCTTGACAAAGAAGGCGGTGCTATGAAAATTATTCATTTTCGTCCACCGCCTTTGCTCTGCCTTTCCGATACGCCCCGTTACCGGACAGCCTTGAAAGTAACACCTTGCGTTCAGTTTTGAAGTTATCACCTATAAACCCCAACCTAAGCAGGAAACAGCGAAAAGCATATTTTTCATTATCTGTTGGTTTTTCTTTTCGTAGTACTCGCTTCTGTAATTTTGCCTGTTCTGCCATCTGCTTTGCCAGCGTTATATAGGTCTGCACTTCATCAGCATTTAAAGTCGCGTTCCAGAAAGGGAAGGAAATCTCATCATTTTCAGCTAAGACTACAAGTTCCCCCTCAATCGACATCGCTTTCTTTATCAATGTCTCTTTGCTGGCCAGCATATTATTTAGGTTTTCAAGGCTAATCGCGCTAAAGCCCTCCAACGAAAGAGTAATTGTCATGGTCCCCTCTGCTGAAAAGCCCTCCACATTCAACGTGTCAATAACTGAACGGATGGTTTTTATTTCATTGAGACTGATTTTCGGTGAGTGAACCACACTGTCCCTGTCAATCGTCCAACTGCCAGCAGATTTTTCGTCTTTAATCTCATACAAAAACTCCGGTGCTCCGGCATAGCGCACCTGGCCTTCAAGGGCTTCAGCTATGACCGAGGCAATGGCTTTTCTCTCCTGACCGACAATCTTCTGTGAAAAGCGAAAGCTGTTATTGCTCATGCCATACACCTCCCCTCAAATAAGCTAAAACATTTTTGATTCCCATAAAAAATCCCACCTTTCCTTTTTGGTGGGGTACATTAACGCTCTGTTTTGAGGGGAAAGCAAGGACATTTTTAATCAATCTGTGTTTCCGCGTAAGGTATTTTTTCACTACCTGTTACCAAGAATACTGAATCTGTGCCAAATTGTGAAACATAGCGCTTTACAATCACATCGCAGTATTTCGAGTCAAGCTCCATCATAAAACAAACCCGCCCGGTCTGCTGCGCCGCAATTAGTGTCGTACCGGATCCACCGAACAGGTCAAGGGCTAAATCTCCAGTATGGGAACTGTTGAGCATTGCCTTTGCTACAAGCGAAACCGGCTTCATGGTGGGGTGCTCCTCCGATACTTTAGGGCGGGGTATCTCCCAAACATCTGACTGTTTACGGTCTTTAAGCGGGCAAAGACGTGTCCCTTCAAGCCAGCCATACCAGATCGGCTCATACTGAGTATGATAGTCCTTTCTGGAGAGTACCAGGCTGTCCTTTTTCCATATAATTGTACTTGACCATTGATACCCTACCTCACGCATGACGTTCATCAAACTGCCCCATTCCTGAGCACTCATTACCACATAGGTCATGCATCCGGCTTCAGAAACCTCCTTCATGCAATTAAAAGCGCGCAATAAAAAAGCGCCGAATTCTTCGGTGCTCATCTTGTCATTTAGAATTTGTCTTGGCTTCCAGCTTGGATGCCTGGTATCCGAACCGTAATCAACATTCCAGGGTGGGTCTGTGAAAATAAACCTCGCCTTTTGTCCGTTCATCAGCTTTTGCACATCTGAAAGCATGGTGCTATCACCGCACATCAGACGGTGGCTGCCAAGTACCCATATGTCGCCCTTTTTGGTAACCGGAATTTTAATCTCTGCAATTGCCTTTTCTGTATCGAAATTATCCTCTTTGACATTAGCGGCTGTTTTATCACGGAACAACTCATCAATTTCCGCAGCATCAAACCCGGTAAGAGAAACGTCAAAACCATCTTCATTTAAATCCATAAGCAGATCGGTCAAAAGCGGAATATCAAACTCGCCACTGATTTTATTCAGCGCGACATTGAGCGCCTTTTCCCGCTGTTCATCCAAATCAACTACAACACAGTCGATCTCCTTATACCCCAAAGCTGTAAGTACTTTATAACGCTGATGTCCGCCGACAATATTCCCGGTGCGTTTATTCCATATAACCGGCTCTACATATCCAAACTCTTCAATGGATCGGCGGAGTTTCTCGTATTCAGGATCGCCCGGTTTTAAGTCCTTCCGCGGGTTATATTTCGAAGGTTTTAATTTTTCTGCTGGTATTTTCAGTATATCCATAAATCTTAACCCTCCAGTTTGACGGCTTTTTCGCCGGTGAATTCCTCCCAGCGCTTAACAGCTAAATCACAGTAAACAGGGGATAACTCCATTGCGTAGCATTTACGCTCGGTCTGTTCAGCCGCAATTATAGTAGTTCCGCTACCAGAGAACGGCTCAAGCACAATACCGCCTTTGTCGCTGTGCATTTTGATGCACCGCCATGGAAGCTCCACAGGGAACATGGCGGGGTGCTCCTTGTTTGCCCGGACAGTCGTCATCTCCCATATGCCGGCATAGCCCCATTTCTTGCGTTCTTCCTTTGTAAGCCGTTTCACAAATTTATAACTGTGTCCCGCAAAGGCTGAAAGCCATACATATTCCTGATCGTTATATTCCTCAACTTCTCCTTTATTGCTGAAGGCTGAAATATACTCATACTGCTGAACCGGCTTGTTTGAAACAAGATGATAAGGTCCTACACCGAAATTTTGCCCTTGTTTCTTCCAAATGCGGATCCAGATAGGGCGGTAACCGTTGTCCAAGAACATATTCACGCTGTAAACACTGGTGGGTTCAATAAACTGAGAGCCGGTAGCATAGAGATCACCTAAGTTCCAGCAGACAATATCTGCATACCTGCACAGGTTTCTAATCACTGGGCGTACTGTCTCGAACCATGGCTCAATCCCGGCTTTTTCATATTCTTTGCCTACCCCATATGGAGGGGAAGTCACTGCCATCTGTGCGTGACACCCTTCCATCAACTTCTCAAAATCCTCATCCTTAGTAGAGTCGCCGCACATCAAGCGATGATTCCCGAGAAGCCAGATATCGCCCCGCTTCGTTACAGGCTCGCGCTGCACGATTTCCTCATGCGCTTTATCTATGTCAAAGCTGTCTTGTACCGCCTCTTTGGAGTACCATCGGTTAAGTAGTTCGTCTATTTCAGAGGCGTCAAACCCTGTAAGCGAAACATCAAATGCACCTGCGTCCAACTCAGCCATTAGCTCGGCCAGTTTATTCTCGTCCCACTCTCCTTGAATCTTATTGAGAGCAAGATTAAGCGCTTTTTCTCTCTGCGGGTCAAGATCCACTACAACGCAGTCTATCTCAGTCTGTCCCAAGTCCAGCAAAACCTTTAAGCGTTGATGCCCGCCTACCACATTGCCCGTCTTTTGGTTCCAGATAACAGGCTCCACATAGCCAAATTCCTCTATTGACCGTTTTAGCTTTTCATATTCCTTATCGCCAGGTTTTAAATCCTTGCGCGGGTTGTATGCTGCTGGATTAAGTTTTTCAACAGATATTTTTTGTATGTTCATACTGCATTCTCCTGTTCAATATTTTCTTAAGACCCTTTTTTGCGCCCTCACAATCTCCGTTTATTACTTGTCCCCGCAGAGTCTTAAACTGCTGCTTCGTTAAATGGTCTTTATATTTTCTTAGTTCCCTAAGAAAGATTGAATTTGTTTTATGCATCAGCCACCCCTCCTGGCTGTCAGTAGTTTTTCCATAACATCATCGTGGGGAGTAGCCCCCTTGTATTCGGTAGCACAGTTTTCCCGCACGACTTGATAAATTTGATACCACAGGTTATTGGCCTGTTTCATAAAGCTTTGACTCATAGCCACATAAGGTGACGGGATGGCATTGCCAGTTGTCGGATGCTTAGCAAGAAAGCCAAATTCAGTGATACATTCCTCGCACTGGATCCACCGCGCCACACTCTGGGCATATTGCTCTATAAGCTGCGCAGAGATAAGGTGAACACACCTGCGTTCCTTAAGCCACTGCCATGTTTTTTCGTATATTTCCACCGCCAGTGTTGTTTTTCCGTTCTTCTGCTTTGCAGCAAGATAATCCCTCGGTGGCGGCATGCTCTCTCCTTCCAGTTCCGCAACATCCGTAAACTCCATTACCATGAGCTTTCGTCTGCCGGGATTTCCTTCCAAAATCTTATCCGCCAGAGGTTTTTTCTTCTGTCCTGCACCGATACGTGCCCCGCCGCGGTTGGTACCGTCCTTTGCCATACACATCACCTCGATTCATGTAAAAATAAACAGGGGATATACCCCGTTTGAAACTGCGATTTTTCGCGCGTGACCCCCCGCCCGTTGCACAAAACTACTCCGCCAGAGATTTTGACCCCCCTACCGTCTTGCCCATCGTTCTCCTTCGCGAGCAGTGAGCGATGAGTGACATTGTTTGCACAGGCTCATAAGGTTACTGTCTGCATTGGTTCCGCCTTTGGATAAAGGGATAATATGATGTACCTCTTCGGCTGGTGTAAGCCTTCCGTACTTTTGGCACTCCTCGCAAAGCGGATGCTCTGAGATATATCTGTCCCTGATGCGTCTCCATCTCCGGCCATAGCGTTTTCTTGTTTGGGGATCTCGTTCGTATTTGTTGTAATAAGCATCCACTTGCCTTTGATGCATGTCACAGTACCTTCCGTCCGTCAGTTCAGGACAGCCGGGAAAGGAGCAAGGCCTTTTTGGCTTTCTTGGCATCTGGCCACCTCCTTTACGGGTATAAAAAAAGCCCTCACAGGTTCATCCCATGAAGGCTTATCCATAACCTTTCACAATACCATTATATTTGGATTTATAATGAATTTCATCTCATAAAAATCTCATCTTAAATACTAAACAGCACAATTGCTTTTCACCCATGGCATCCTGCCGTTATAATACTTATCGGAAATATACCGCTGCATATGGGGTGGTAAAGCTGCAAGCAAAAGATAAGCCTTTTTTCTGTCTTCCTCTAAATCTTGGGTGCTTTTATAGAAGGAACATTTATCTTGCTGACACTTGCGTACAGTCAGGATATTGCAGCCATTCTTTCCGTTACTGCCAAAGCATTTATCGACCATTTTTCCTCACTCCTGTTTTATGGCATAAAAAAGCCCCGAAGGGCTTATTCATTTTTATGTCATTTTTCCACAATATCATTATATATGGGTTACTTTTGTATTACATCTCATAAAAATCTCATTTCTACTTCCCGTATAAAAGCAGTGCCAGATGATTAAGTGCCTTGTCTTTCCTGCGGTACACCTGTGCTCTTTCAAGAAACAGCTTCTCTCCGATGTTTGCTACGGCTTCCGTCTTGCTCACATCATTAACAAAAAATTCTGTCAGTATGAACTGTTCTTCCTCCGACAAGGCTTCCCATGCAGGCTTGAACCATTCCATATATTCCAATGCCCGCCTGTAACGTTCTTTCAACACATCAATCTCGTCAAGACAAGCAGCAAGGCGTTCTTCGCCGCTTTTGGGATTGTGTTTGCCCGGAACTCCGGTAATCTTTGCACTATGTGGGCTTGTCATACGGGTTTCCACTTCATATATATCCTCATCACTGTGCTCAATAATGTATTGCATGCTGCTGTAATCTTTCAATGCTTCAACAGCAGCCGCTTTTTTATCTAAATACTGCCATGCAATCAGCATATCGCACCTCCAAAAAATCAAGATAAAAACCTTGATCTTTGAAGCAGTATGCTTTTTTGCATTGCTTCGCAGTGCTTGTTTCCTTGTTCGTTATTGCTTCGTTCCTTGCAGAAGGTCATGCTTTTCCAGAATAACCTTCACCTCATCTACCGAATGGACAATCGCTGCCACGCCTCCGGCATTGAGGATTTTCCTAATAGTAGCTTCCTGAAGTTTTGTTGCCTTTCCCGATGGGGTTTTTACTTCAAAAGCTATAAACCGCCCATTTACACAGGCAATAATGTCTGGTATTCCTGCTGTCCCGTACAGACCACCATGTTCCTTCCAACAGAAACACCCTGGTACAGTCTTTAAGTACCGCAGGACTTTAGTCACAATACTTTTTTCGGACATACCTGCTCATTCTCCAAAAAATGTTACCTTTTTCCCTCTTGTAACCTCATAACATCCAAAAAAGTTATCTCTCAAACCCGCTTAATAAGTGCTTTTCCGGATTTTGTTACCTTGTTACCTCTTTTTGGGGTAGGTGTATACACAAATATTTTTTATTTTTTATATTTTTTATTTTCCATAAACAATGTTTCTCTCGCGCGTATATATAAAGTTGAGGTAACAAAGGTAACATCGGTAACAAGTGGCTATTCATCAGCATTTTGGGCGTTACCTTTTTGTTACCTTGTTACCTTTTTCGAGGTTAAAGAGGTTCAATATCTGTGATCTCAAAGCCGCTCACATCGCATCGCTCTTTCAATATCGAAAAATCAAGAGCCCACGCTTTCTTAGTTTCGTTCCCGAAACGCATCGTTTTATTGCTCTCCAGAAAAAAGTCACTTTGCCTCAATTGCTTCAGAAACTGGTTATATGGAAGGCATTCCCCTGTGACTGCATAATCGCGCCTATACTTGGTATAGCGGTCATATACATCGCAGAAACGAATCCCGATAACCTTGCCGCCTTTATCAAAAGTGTAATCCTGATTTGGAGCCAGTTTCATCCGGGCCATGATTTCCAGCGTCTGTTCTACAATGGTCTTGTTATTACTGCCGCCATCCAGCAAGTACTCCTGCACACCGTTCTGAAGATATCGAATACATGCACCTTTGTTAATGGGAAACACTTCAGACCATGTTACATTAAGGAATTCACACAGTTTGTTTACTAGGCTCAATCCGGCATAGCAACAAGCGAGATTATTGACGATACGGGATGGGAACTCATCAGATATCTCTGACTTTGCTTCCTCATACCATTTCTCCGCATCAACTGGCGATATTCTGAGTGCTATATCCAGCAGGCTCCGGCCGAAGCTGCCAAGCAGATCTGCTTTTGCACACAACTTATAAAATGCTTGCCTATGGCTGGCTGGTTTTAAGTCTTTCTTGCTGAAAATCAATTCTATGCTTCGTTCCCTGATAGCCGCTTCATCCGGCGATTCCTCACCAGCTACAATAATAGGCGCCAATAGTTCATAAGTAACAGCGCTTTGATCCGCACGGCCGCGGACACCTTCATGCCCGTCATATGCATCACGAAGATGGTTGTATAAGGCATTTAGCCTTAACTTGTCTATCTTTGAAGGTTTGAATTCATCCATCAGCTGCGGTATCAGATTCGATGATGCAGATTCCTTCATCAATGTAAATGCGGTAACCTGTGTAGCCGCACGGATTTTACTGCATGAAAATACCGGCAAAATAACCCGCTCCAATGTATTACTCTTTCCGCTGCCCTGTTCTCCGACAAGCAATAAGTGAGGAAACTTGATGCCTGATTTTTTAAGATGCGGTTTAATAAAGCATCCGGCCACCCAGGCCATCACTGACACCGTTTTTATGGGTTCGTTATAGCTGAGGATCCACTCACCAAGCATAATAAGCTGTTCCTTTGTCAATGGCTCAAAGGTAAGGATATCGGTTGTTATGCTTTTATACTTATCAAGCTGCACGATATCTTCAACAATGCTGCCTCCGGCTTCAATGGCACCGTCCGTTGAAACATATACCATCCGCCCGCCATGCTCATAAATCCCAAGAGCCTTGACCCCTGTTTTCCGTACCCACTCCATTTCGGATATATAACCTTTCAGCAGCTCTAAATCTCCTTCTGAGCCAAAATAACCTAAGGATATTGTCCGGCGGTTTAAGATATTTTTGAACTTTTGGATATTATTGAAGTCGGTGGTCATAAAGGTCTGGCGGTATATTTCATCGCGGATTGTAATAAGATCGGCGGTCATCTGCGTTTCATCTTCTGATACAATCATCTCCACCGGATGAATGATAAAGTTTGTTATGGGATACACGCTTTCGCCTCTGGTGCGGTAATACCTGCCCTCATGTTCAAAGATAACTGACTCGCTCTCGCGGCTGTATACGTTCTCTGTGACTTCAATTGCCTTGTCCAGTGTCTCCTGCCCATATGTTGCTCCGCTTGCATGATGTACCGTATCCCATTTTTCCCGGAATAACCCGGACTTTCTAAACAGCCTGTCCATCTGCTCTTTGTTTTTGCCTGACCAGAAAGCCAGCATACAGCAAAGGGCAAGGTCGGCTTCGGACTGGCTGGGATATCCAGCTTCCTGCCATTTTCCTTCCCATAGCAGGTTAAATTCCTTATGGTTTTCAGCTGTCCGGGCTTTCTCCAGGATTTCCTCATCCGTAAGCGGTTCTAGCTTAGTATTTTTGCGGTTTTTCTTACTATTTCCGCTCCGCTTCTTGCTTTTGATATAGTTATCATGTATCCAAGCCAGTGCTCCGTTATCTTCGGCAATGCTATCAGGAGTCCCGGGCAGTTGCTCGCCAGTCATTGTGAAATACCTGCTATGAGCATACATTTCAACGCCGGTTTTTGTGTTTTTATTGCCCTTGGCAGGCATCTCCCCTTTATAAAAGATATGAAGACCGGTTCCTGAGGGGCTGATTTCCGTATAGGACGGAAACCGCTCAAGGATAGCCTTGGCGGTATCGTTTAATTCCCCAGTGTTTTTGTCGCGGCAGTGATCGATGTCTACTCCTACTAAGCCTCCGCCTTTTGCGAATACAAAACCCAATCCGGTATAGAGATATTGTTCTTTTGCCGTAATCGCATCGTCAAGGGTCGACCAGTCGTTCGGGTTAGTGCTTGAGGCTTTTCTGCCGGTTAAGGGATTGTAAGGGATTTTACTGTCTTTTCCGTCCTTTGTGTTTGGTTCCAGACGCCAGCAGATCCATTGCTTCCGGTTAGCCAGTTCTTTAGGAAATGAGATGCTCACTTACACCGCACCTCCTCGCATCGTTCATTAAAATACCGGATCGGAATGCTGCGCTGCTTTGCCTTTTCAATCTCAATGGACATCCCTTTAGTAATTTTTCTGCCAAATACCCACACTTCTGAACACTTTGACATCAGCACCATGCCAAAGAACAAGCCCAGATCCCGCATTTGTTCATCATCGTCGTCCATAAACTGCGGAAACAAGAGGTGCGGAGCAATAGGTATGCAATTCCTGCTCACTGCAAAGCGGCAGTACCCCTGAGCCTTACGGACATTGCGTTCAGTGTCTCCAGCATATGGGCTGCAGATAAACACCATCGGTCTGTAAGGCGCTTTCCTGGCTTCCCGTTCAATCCGGAGCCTTCATATGGTGTGGGGTCGTAATATCCTTCCGCGTTAAACTTGCTGATACTCATGGTATTACCCCCTGCCTATGCGCTTTTTTGTTCACGTTCGATTACAGGCAATATACCTTTCTTGTTTTTAAGAAGGTCATAGATAAATAGCCTTCCTTTTTGTGTCCAATATGTGTGCATTACACTTCTTTCTGCATCAATAGCATGGGTCTTGGATTGAGTGTATCCTTGATCGGCGTACTCCTGATATAAAAGCCAGCAGTTTCCCATTTTGTACTGTACTCCAAGCTCATGAAGCAGCTTATTGAAAGCGCGGCCAGACATTCCGTAATCCTTTGCAATCTTGCTGATCGGAACAAGGCTTTTATTTTGCAATATGAGATCATAATAGCTTGCCTTGGGCTTTAACTCGCTGATAATCTGTTTGTTCTTTGCATTTTCTATTTCTAAAGCTTTCCGTCTGTCGCGTTCTGCCTTCAGTTCGGAGAAAATCCTGATGCCATACTCTGGATTGGAAATCATCTCTTCGATAACTTTATCCGTAGCATAGACCCCATGTTTTCTGATCGTAGGCAGCACTTCATCAAAGACCCATCTCTCAAAGCGTTCGGCTGCAGGAAGTTGGGATTTAACTATCAGCCTGAACAAATCACCTTCGGGAATATAATTAATGTTGATGGTTTTTTCAGGATTTTGCGGATGGGGTACCTCACGTTTTGTTAGGTACTTGCAATGATCTATTACTGCCTTATGTGGGTTACTATATCCCAGCATCTTTGCACAATCTGTTGCAGGGAAGTATTCCTTTCCATCAATAACGAGTACTTTAAGTTCTCCAAATTCTGTATTCTTAAAAACCTGTAAATTAGCCATAACATCAATCCTCCATTTCTTTCATTTCTCCAAAATTTCTCCCGACCGAGGCCTCTGCCACGATAGGTACATCAAATTCTGGGAAGGGTTGTGTTTCCATACACTCTTTTATAAAGGCAACTGCTTCATCCACCTTATCTTCCGGCAATTCAAAAACCAGCTCGTCATGTATTTGCAGTAGAGGTTTCAGCCAAAGCCTTTCGGGAAGTCCACTGATAATACGCCCGCAGGCAAGCTTTAGAATATCTGCCGCTGTACCTTGAATAGGTGTATTTAATGCGCACCGCTCGGCAAACGACTTCTTGCCCCAATCTGATGACCGAATTCCCAGCAAGTATCTTCGCCTGCCCAGCCATGTTTCTGAATAGCAGCTTACAGCAGCCCGCTTTTTTACCTCATCCTGCCATTTGGCAAGACCGGGGTATCCGGATTTCAAGTTTTGAATGATGGTCTCACATTCGGACAAAGTTGGGTTCAGCCCTGCTTTAAATTTAAGTGTCCTCTGTAAACCAGTAGGAAACAGGCCATAGAACACACCAAAATTGCAGTTCTTTGCAATGGTCCTACGCTCTTTATAATGTGGAGCATTTTTGTCTGCTGCCTCCTCAAAAGGAATGCGGTAAATAACAGAAGTGGTCTGAGCATGGATATCACCGCCAGTACGATAGGTTTCCAGCATACGTTTGTCCCTGCAATAAAATGCTCCGACGCGCAGTTCTATCTGTGAAAAGTCAAGGGATAAAAGAACCTTTCCGGCTGGCGAAATGATAAATTTCCGTACGCCTATTGGGTCATTATCTTTCTGCGGGCAATTCTGCATATTCGGGTTTCTTGACGCAAATCTGCCTGTCTCTGTCCCCAGTGGCATAAGGTCCGGATGAATCCTGCCGGTATCCTCATCAATAAATCGAAGATAACCGTCTATATAGGTGGATTTGAGTTTGCCCCATTTGCGGTACTCTTGCACCAGATCAAATAAGCGAGCAAGTTCAGGCCTGTTGGATTCACACCATTCTTTTAATAGGATCATGGTTTCATCATCGGCAGCTTCCTGATGTTTTGCGGTCGTTTTCATTACCGGAAGACCGAGATCCACAAAAAGATATTTTTTAAATGCTGAAGTTGAAGCATTTGCCCCAATCTCTACATTGCCGATAATTCCGGCAATCTCTTTTCTGATACTGACAATCTTTTCTGCGGCTTCCGCTTGTTTCTTCAGCATGGCTGACTTATCCACCAATATGCCGTTATACTTCATTATCCCGACATATACTGATGTAGGCGATTCTACCTCTTCCACAATAGTTCTGTGTTTGGGTAAAAATCTATCAAACCACTGATTGAAAACATGATACAAGCGAAGAGTGTAGTCGCTGTCAGCACAAGCGTAGCGGACAGTCTTCTCATCCTGAGGGTTCAATTCATCGAAAAACCGACCTTCAGTAACCGTTGAGAATTCTGTCATTTCTGCTTTGCAGAGTGCAGGCGCAAGCGTTTTAAGTCCGCTGTCAGCAAGACTTCTGAATTCCCACTTGCTTTTTAATGTAAGTTGTGATGCTGCAATCGTGTCATAGCAAGGCTTTTGAAGGACGATACCTCTTGCGTAAAGGAACATAGACTCAAAAGCCAGATTATGAGCAACTTTTATTACATCTTTTGATTCGAATAGTAATTTCAGATAATCCCATATTGCCGCCTGATTCTCTGCATTTCGCCCGCTGCGATGTTTAAGTGGGACATATATAGCAGTCCCTTCTGATACTGAAAAACTGATTCCTGTAATATCTGCTTTATGAGCATCCAGAGCTGCACTTTTATCGTTCCTCCATTTATCGCAAGGCGAGGTTTCAAAATCGAAAGCAAATAGGACAGTGTTTTTCAGATACTCTTGTATTTCAGACAGCATATAAACACATTTGTATCCCATGCGGTTCTCCTTTCCGCCCTATCGGAGATAGAAAGTTCCTCTCCGATAGGGCAATTGATCACTTAAGCGGCTCTGTAATTTCACCTGTTTCAGGGTCTACGTTTATTACGTCTTCACTGGCAGATTCAGTATCATGGCCAACACGGGTACTGAATGCTTTTACCTGCTCGGAAAGCTTGGATATCAACGCATATTCGTCAGCGGTCAGATCCCGATCTACTGCAAACTGAGCCTGTGAATAGGTGATACCGCTTGAATTGGTCGCCTTTTTCAATGAAAAGCGGGTAACTACGCTGTTCGACTTTTTACCTTTAGAAAGCAGCCTTTTGATGTAGCGGGAAAACTCTTTCAACGATCCAGTAGGCAAAGAAAGTATTAACGGGAAAATCTCCCCTTCACGCAGTACATATATCCTGCGGCGGTTCTTGCAAGCTTTGCTGCCGTTTTCCCCCGAACCGAACTGATTATATGGGCATTTGGCACAGCTTCCTCCGGGGGCTCCTTCGCCAGTTATACCATCAAAGCTTCCGCAATCCGGCGGGTTACTGCCTCCGGTATACTTGTCCTTGTAGTATGCATAAAGTGGATGATGATAAAGAATTACCGCTGAGAATTCCTTGACAGTATCAGGTTCTCCGGGATTCTCACCAGGCACTTCAAATACTGTGCTGCCTGCGGACGGGATTTTTATGCGTTCAAAAGTCATGTCAAGACCGTCAAGTTCTGATGCCATTGCCTCGTCAAGATTGAAATCAGCGAGCTGAAGAAAACCTGTATTTTCGTTAATAGTTACGAGTTCATTGTTTTTCATGCTGTTATACCTCCGTAATTATGAATTTGGAATGTAATCTATATCATTGTTCTTTGAAACTTTGATCTTAGAACCGTTATTCCTTGAGCATTGATATTGGAGCATTGCTTTCTGAAGCTATTTACCTTGCTGCTTTCCGCACAGTTACTGTTGTCTTTTCGAAGACATTCACAAGGCCTTTCAACCAGTCGGGAATCTCGTCTCCATTCTCGGCAATCTGTTCTTTAACAAATGCCGACAGAGAGTTTGCATTGACTGTTTCATAGATCAATGAACCATATCCGTTTTGCCTCAATGCTTCATACAGCTGTTCCTTGCTAGCCCCTATCGCTGATGCATATATTTTGGTAGTTAGATAAAATGTAGTCCCCGATCTGTTGAAGGATTGTGTCTCTTCATTTACCATCATCGCCACCAGCTTAAGTTCCACCTGCTCAATCTCAGCATTGATGACCTTGAGTGCATCTTCTGCTTCCTTTTTGCTTTCTTTAAGGCTTTTTAGCCTGTCAGCCAGTTCAAACATATCGTTTTGCATATATCTTACCTCCTGAAGAAAGTATGCCAGTTATCGACTAGTAACTTGGCAACATCTTCCTTACGCTGTAGAGTTTTTAAGACTTTTTCATCAATTGTGTCCTTAGCTACTAAATGAATATATGTACAAGTGTTGCGTTGTCCGATTCTGTGGATGCGGGCCCGAGCCTGAGAATAGTTTGCATAGTTGAAGTCCATGCTGTAAAAAATTGCTGTATTGGCTGCTGTGAGTGTTAATCCAAGTCCTGTTGTTTGTATTTGACCCACAAACACCTTAACTTCCGGGTTTTCTTGAAACTGCTGCACCTGCTCTGACCGGTTTTTTATCTCTCCCGATATCACTGAGTGCTTAATACCCTTTTCCGCAAGCAATTTAGATATAGCATCAATTTCAGGTACAAATCTCGCAAAAATTACCAGTTTTTTACCTTCACCCAACACATCATCGATGATTTCCTCAAGAGCCATTAGTTTTGCCTTTGATACCTGCTGCACCGGACCACCCTTATCATCGCGAATAAAGCCGCCTGTTACCTGCTGCAGGCGAAGCAACTGTGTAAGGATGTTTCTAACAACCACCTCACCTTTTAGCAGTTCTGCATATGATGAAGTTTCCAAGCTTTCATAGATTTTCATGCCCTGCGGGTCAAGGGTCACATACCTTACTTCATCTACCATTTCTGGCAAGTCCAGCGCTTCTTCCTTAGTCACCCGGTAAGCTACCGAGTGGGCCTTCTGAACCAATTCTTGTAAATTTTTATATCCAACAATTTGATGCTTTCCATAGCCGCCCATTGTGGCATACCTTGAACGAAAAGCATAATAGCTTGGGCCAAAAATGCTCTCATCCAGCACCTTGTACTGGCTGAAGAAGTCTAGTGGATTGTTCTGGATTGGCGTTCCAGTGAGAATCAGCCTATATTTTGCCTGTTTTGCCAACCGGTGCAGGGCCTTCGACTGCTTGGCGTTGGGGTTTTTGATACGGCTGGATTCGTCACAAACTATTACGTCCGGTTTCCATTTCTTCAGTTCCTCCTCAAGCCGCCAGGTGCTTTCATAATTCAGCACCACCACCTGCAGCCCTGTTCCTGTCATGTGTCTTAGGGTATCAGCCTTTTTGCCGCTGTCTCCCTCCAGTACTGCCAGCACATAGTCGAAGGCTGCAAACTTCTCAAATTCTTCTGCCCAGACATTTGCTACCGACAGCGGTGCTACTATAAGCGCCCGACGTATAAGACCGTTTAGAAACGCCCTGCCAAGTAAAGCGATTGTGGTAAGGGTTTTGCCCGTCCCCATTTCCATTAGAAGCGCTGCCCCACTAACACTAATCATGTAGAACCACCTGCAGTAAAGAAACCTAAGAGATTTCCTATAAAGTTATATGCCTGTACCTGGTGCTGATAAGGCTTCACTTTGATAGGCATTGGTTCTATGGCTTCAACTGGCAATTCTAGTTTGTCATTATTCTCTATAAGACTTGAAACCATATCAATAAGCACCCCCTTGAACTCACATCCGATTATTCTAAGAGTCGATACACTTTCTGCATTGAAGGGTACAATCCAAACTTTGCGCACTGGATCCCAGTATCGCCCCTGAATTTCTTTTATGACTTCCCGATATAAATAGGAATTATAAATAGTGATCATACCATTCTCATAAAGTGCATGCATTCTCAATTACCTCCATGTTGCAGTATGTAAATGAATGCATTTTACAGATTCTATATTTATTACAGCGATCTAATATACGCTTACCCGCTTGTATGCTTTTTTGCTTACATTAAGACTAAAAAAATTGTCATTTGATTTGTAATCAAAATGACTTCTTTTTTGTAGAGTTATTATATCAAGCCCAAACTTTTTAATCTGATAGACATAGCCTGTTCTGAAACATCAAAAAAATCTGCTAATGCCTTGATAACAGCATTAATTGCAAATGGATAATCAGCATCATCCCTTTTGATCTTAGACACTATGTTTTTATATTGAATTTTATAATACTCTTTAACTGTAGGCAATGGCATTAATATTGATGCCCCCAGAAAATCTGCCTGCCATTCAAACCATTCTTTCGGAGTTTTTCTTTTATTATTACTAAATGATTTTTCAACATCACGTTTTAAACACTTTACAGCATTAATTTCTTCCCGGTATGCATTCTGATTAAAATATATATTCTTATGCAAATCCCAATGTGATACCTCGTGGGCACAAGTAAATCTATATCGGCCATTTTGTTTTTGATCTTCTGCAATACTATTATCAATTAGAATAGTGCCACTTCTAACCTCTAAAGGATATGCTTTTTTGGCGTTCTTATCATAAACCTTAATATAACCTGTTTCAAAAGTAGTCAAGCCCAGGATATTACCATCCAAAGATAAATTTTGATAATCTAAAATTAGGTTATAATGATTTTCAATAATATTCTCTATAGGAATAGGTTGTGGTATTTTTAATAGTTCATAATTATATTCGCACAATATCTCAAGTGCTCTCTTTTCGAGGTCTTCTTTAGAATAATATGGATATTTAATATAATCATCATATCCTTCATTTTTAACCAGCCTTAACAA